CTTAGGAACGATGAGGAGTATTACAATCATTTGGCGAAGGTGCTTGATTTTATTTTTTACGAAATAATCTACAGGCCGATTGCTGATATTATAAACTCCGAAATTACAGACCAGTGGTATGATATCAAGGCACCGGAATTAGTAAAAGAACGCCGGGAACAGCACGAAGACAACATAAAAGCCGAAATTAAGCGAAATAAGGAGTTGGTCATACCAGTACCTATGGTGACTAATGCTAAGCCGAAATCCGCGCTTATAAAGGCCATTTTAAGTGGTAAGGTGCAATTCTACGCTAACAGGTTTGAAGGCTCTTTTAACTCTGCTATTTCTGCGGAAATACGTGCTATGGGTGGCAAATGGGATAAGCGGTATAAAAACTTTTATATGCCCAAAAGCAAATTGCCCTATGATGTTATGGTTGCGGTAGCGGATGCGGATATCAAGATTAAGCGCACAGGTCAAAGGATAGACGCTCACTTGCAGAACTTGCGAAGGCTTATGGAAAATGACCCGCAGTTTGACCTAAAGCCTTATTTTAAGAAAACCATAAACAGATTTAATGAAAAGTTTGAAAAGGGTATAGAAGGCATCGTTGTTGCGCCGGAGTTCACCGATGAAATGGCTGAAAACCTAGCCGAGATGTACACAAAAAATATGAATTTGTACATTAAGGGGTGGACTGAAGAAAGCATCATCCGGTTGCGTAAAAAGATACAGAAGAACGCTTTTCAAGGATACCGGGCCAGTACGTTTGTTGAGGAAATAGAGCACGATTTTCAAATTAGCCACACGAAGGCTAAATTTTTGGCTCGTCAAGAAACATCCTTGCTAATGAGCCAGTTCCGAGAGGAACGTTACAAATCCGTTGGAGTACAGAAGTACAGATGGAGTACCTCGGGTGATGTTCGTGTTCGGCCTTATCATAAAAGATTAAATGGTAAGGTCTTTACGTGGGATAACCCCCCGATAATTGACGAGTATGGACACCGGGCTCATCCGGGGCAAGATTTTGGATGTAGGTGTATCTGTATCCCAATCATAGAATAATTATGTATATTTATCAAATTAAAAATAAACTTAACGGTAAATGCTATATAGGCCAAACAACCAAAAAACCTGAAGAAAGGTGGAAAAAGCATATTGCCATAAGCAATAGAGAGTACAACAAAATTATAGATTGATTGTTGACAACACATTTAGAAAATGATATAATGCGATTTAATTGAGGGCTAAAATGTTAATAAACAAAAAAGAAGAAAACAAAGTTTATTACTGTAAGCATATTGCACCCGGAGTATGCGCTTATAATGAAGAAACCATATTTATAGGTGAAGAAACCCTAAAGAATATGGACCAGTCCTTTGCCGGGAAGCCCATTTTCGTCAATCATCAAGAAGTAAATCCGGACACCGAGAAATTAGATGCCGTGGGTTATGTTGTAGAGAGTTTTTACTTGCCCGAGGACGGCACCCACTGGGCCAAAATCATTATTATAGATGATAGAGGCCACGAAGTAATCAAGAACGGTTGGAAGGTATCAAACGCCTACCAACCCACTAATTTTGGTGTAGGTGGCGAGTGGCACAATGTCCCTTATAACCGGGAAGTAACTGATGCTTATTACACCCATTTAGCACTTGTTGACAATCCCCGGTATGAGGAGGCCGAGATAATGACTCCCGAACAATTTAAGCAGTACAAAGAGGCTAAGAAATCCCAACTAGAACAGTTGCAGAACTCTAAGCCGGAAGAAAAATCCAAACAAGGAGAAAACAAAATGTCGTGGAAACTGTGGCAAAAAAAGGAAGTAACCAACAGTGATGACATTTCCAAAGTTATGGTAGAACTTTCTGATGGGTCTGCCGTTTCTATTGGGGAAATGGTAAACTCTGTTGAAAAGGACATCAAAGAAAAAGAAGACAAGAAAAACGCTTGTCATAATGAGGATGTCCTTGAAAAAACCGTCAAAGTCAATGGCGAAGATATGAAAGTAGCCGACCTCGTTGCTGCCTTTGAAAAAAAGGATAAAAAGAACGAAGACGACGAAGACGAAGAAGACAAAGACAAAAAGTCGGACGCCAAAAATTCCGATGAGGAAGACAAGGAAAAAGACGAAAAGAAGGACAAGAAAAACGAGTCCGATGAAGAAGAAAAAGAAAAATCGGACAAAAAGAACGAGTCCGACGAAGACAAAGAGGACAAAGAGAAAAAAGACAAAAAGAACTCTAAGGACCTCTTGGAAGCCGAAGAAAAAACTAATGCTAAAGAATTTGTGGGCGTTGTAGCGGATACAATGGCTCGTAAATTAGCGCGTGGCCAGGAAAGATACGGCTCGGCTAAATAAATAAAGGAGAAAATGAAATGGCACAAAACTTAAACCAGTTTAATCAAACTGCAGAACGTGGTCAAGTTGCTTATTTGAACTGTGACTCGTTTAAGATGTCTGCCGTGGTTGACTCCAGCGAAGCGGGCACGTTAAAGGCTGGCGACGCTGTCAAAATTGTAACCACCTCTAAAGGCATCCCCCACGTAGTAAAAGTCGGCAATAGTGATACTGCCGCTTTTGGTGTCGTGGTATATAACGCTGTGAAAAACGACGGCATTTCTGCCGGGGACCGTGTAGAAGTTGCTTTCACTGGCTCGTTTATCTATATGGTTGCGTCCACCTCTATCAATGCGGGTGCGGCCTTGGATTATGCGTATGCCACCGGGAAAGTTGCTACTGCTAACAGCGGTTTAGGCATCGGTGTTGCGATGGAAGCCGCCGCTAATGATGGCGACCTTATTGCGGTGTATGTAAAAACCATCTAAGAGGAGAATAGGATAAAATGATTGAATTTTTGAACTCTAAAGGTGAAAAAGTTTTATTAAACGCTAAAGAACAGCAAGTGGCTCGTGCGTTGGAACTCCAACACGCTGAGTACCTCAATGCTTTGGGAATTGAAATTCCGATTACCACGTTGACGACTGCTATCAAGTCGGTATCTGAACAAAAGTTTTTCCGCATTTCCCCGGCTGACTATATGCCGGTAACTGTCGGAGAAGGTGCTTTTGGTACTAACCTCTTGAAATACGTGTCCTACAATATGGCTGGTGGCTTTGAAAACGGTATCATCCATCAAGGCGTAGCCCAAAGCGAATTGGCTCAAGCCGATGCTGGTGTTGAAGGTATCAATATCCAAATCATTAACTGGGCCAAAGGCTTGAACTGGAACTTGTTTGAAGTACAAACCGCAGCCAAAACTGGTAACTGGGATATTATCACCGAAAAAGAAAAATCTCGTAAAACCAACTGGGACCTTGGCATCCAAAAGATTGCCTTCTTGGGTAGCGAAGTCGTTTCCACGGTTAAAGGTTTGTTAAATCAAAGCAACGTTACGAGCAATACGACTGTAATCACGAAAGCCATTAAAGATATGTCTGCCGCTGAATATCAAGCGTTTGTGGGCAAAATTTATGGTGCCTATCGTGAAAACAGTTCTTACACTGCTGAGCCGGACTTGTTCATCATCCCGGAAAGCGACTACAATGGTTTAGCCTCTGCGGTTGACCCGAACTTCCCCATTATGTCTAAACTGGAGTACTTGAAAAAAGCCTTCAGAGAGATTGTTGGGCACGATGTTGAAATCAAAAAATTGGCTTATGCTGATATGGCTCAAAGCGGGTTGGCGGTACAACGCTATGTAATGTTGCGTAAAGACTCCGACACCTTGGCGATGAACATCCCGGTTGACTATACGTCCACCTTGGCGAACAGCATCAATGGTTTCAACTGGCAGAACGCTGCTTATGGTCAATTTACTGGCGTGACGGTATATCGTCCGAAAGAAGTCTTGTACTTTGACTATACGCCGTCTGCATCCTAAGATTAAGGTAGAGAGGACACTGATATGGCTATCTTAGTGAACATTGGTCAACGTGGTTTCGTACTAAAAGAAGGTTATTTAGCACCTACGCAACAATTAACGGTTGATGCAGAAACTGCTGAAAAGTTATCTAAGATGTATCCGCAAGAATTAAAACTTGTGGTAACTGAAAACGTGATGCAGTGTGAAGGGCCGAAAGTTGTTGAAGAAAAGGCTGAAGAACCTGTGAAGGAAACCAAAAAGACCTATCGCAGACGCAGTAAAAAAGAAGACAAATAGTTTGATTAGGGGGAGTCTGGTAATGGCAAGCGAAAACGAAGTAAAATATCCTGTAACGGTAGATGAGTTCAGGGCTTGGTTTTATCGGGACTTCCCCTATTCTGAAACTGGCTCTTTGGATGGTATAACAAGCATAGACATAGAGAAAGCATTTGTTGAGGCTATGTTTGTATTTAACAAAGAACTATTTGAGGAAAACGAGGTAAAAACGGCTTTTTTGTACTTGGCGGCACACTATCTCGTGATTGACTTGAAAAACAGTTCTACAGGGCTAAAAGGCTCGTTTAATGGTCTTTTAAGTAACAAAAGTGTAGGAAGTGTAAGTGCTGGGTACACAATGCCCCAGTGGGTGATGGAAAATCCGATATATTCTTTGTTGGCTCAAACTCCATACGGAGTAAAGTATTTAAGTTTAGTGATTTCCCGGTGTATCGGTAATTTTGGAATAGTTAAAGGCGCAACGATGCCATAGGGGGAGTTATGGCTGCTGTGCAAGTCAAAGTAGGGAAATTGATTAAACTCCTCAATATGTTTAAGCGGGGTTTTCCGAGTGTCAAGATTGGTATAATTGGTGACAAAGCGGCAATAATCCGGGACGATGGTGAACATTTAACAAATGCACAAATAGGTTTGATACAAGAATTTGGGAAACATACCGGAAAGCGTAAAATACCCGCAAGAAGTTTTATAGTAATGCCTTTGAAGTTACACTTGAACAAATATCTAAAGAATAAGTCAAGTATGACCGAGAAGGCATTTGAAAAATCTGTAAAGGCCGGGAAAACTGAAGAATTTGTTGCGAAGATAGGTCTTGTCGCAGAGGAAGTAATACAGGATGCTTTTGCAACGAGTGGGTGGGGTAACTGGGCACCTAACAGGCCATCCACAGTAAAGAGAAAGGGGAGTTCAAAGCCCCTTATTGATACAGGTGAACTAAGACGGAGCATTAGTAGCAAGGTGGTTAAAAAATGATAAAAAACGGAAAGGACACGCCACTATCGGCCTCATTTAATACGTTGCCGGATGTTTCTGATGTATTGCCGGATTGGTTTCAGAATTTAACATTTCAGTTAGTAACTAAGTCGCTAGTCAATTATGAAGTAGTTGAAACATTAGTTACTATAAAAACAATGGGAGTACGGCAGCCGATGTCTGCCCAAAGCATTTCAATAAAACCGGAAGGACAAAGGGGTTGGAAATGGGAAACAATACACTGCCTACCGGATGTCAAGTTAAAAATTGACGATATAATAATTTTTGACGATGTTAAGTACCGTGTTATGCGCCGTTGGAATTGGTCAGAATATGGCTATTTAGAGTACGAAATTTGTGAGGCTTACGATGACGGAACCGATAAAGGCAGTATGTGATATTCTCGTAAACCAGTTAGGTCTTGACAATAATCAAGTATGGATATATAATCAGAAAAGAAATATCCCGAACGACAGTAGTCTTTATATTGTTGTTGACTATCAAGGCCAAAAGATAATCGGTAGTACACGATATGAGAAGGCGACTGAAACAGGGCTTATGGAGTATCAAGCCTTGCACAGTTTGGCAATAATCCGGTTAGATTTGTTTTCACGTGGAAACTTTGCCCGGATAAATAAAGATTTAGTAATAATGGCATTAAATAGTACCTACTCGCAACAAGTACAAGAGGCTAATGGTTTTAGTATAGCGAGAAACAGTTTTCAGGTTACAAACACGTCGGAAGTAGAAGGTACTGCTGAACTTAACAGGTACAGTATATCCTTTAATGTAACCTATATGAGTGAAACAAGTAAGAGTATTGGCTATTATGATACTTTTACAAAAAAAGTCATAACGGAGGAATAATGTCAAATCAGTTAGACATAACAAACGTTATCACTATCAGCCTTTCTGCTGCCCAGACAGGTCTTGGTGAGTACAACGTCAACAACCTCGCCATTTTCACCCACGAGGAAGCGGGTGACACTTTTGGCGAACTGGGCTACAAAATCTATAAAGCCCCGAAAGAAGTCGGTGCCGATTTCGGTACCACGTCCATTACTTACAAAATGGCATTATCGGTATTTGCTCAAAATCCGAACATTTTGAACGGTAATGGTTATTTAGTAGTAATTCCGTTTACGGATGAAAGCGGAGTAAGTGAAACCTTGTCGCAAGCAATCAATCGTGCCGATAGCCTTGTACAGTTTTTCGGTATTTTGAGCACTCGTGACTATGATGCAAGCGAAGTAAGTGCTGCGGCGCAAATTGTACAAACTATGAACAAAATGATGTTTGTAGTGTCCAACGATGCTGCGGATATTGCTGCTGCTGGCTCGTTCCACGATATTGCTGAGGCGAAATATGATAAAACTCGCTGCTTAGCCTATTTATCGGATACTACTTTGGCAGCCAAACAAATGGCAGCAGCCTATGCCGGGCGTGCTTTGAGCACTGCATTTGAAGGCTCCAACACTACCGGAACTATGCACTTAAAAGACTTGGTTGGTGTAACCGCTGACCCGACTATGACGCAGACGCAACTTGACCTTTGTCAATCTTGTGGTGCGGATGCCTATGTAAATATCGCCGGGGTAGCCAAAACCTTCACGAGTGGAGTAAATGGTTATTTTGACCAAATTTATAACCGCTGTTGGTTTTTAGGTGCGTTGGAAGTAGCCGGATTTAACGCTTTGGCTAAAGTATCCACGAAAGTACCGCAAACCGAGGCTGGTATGACCATTTTGAAGGGTGCGTATCGTTTAGTATGCGAGAGAGCCGTCCGGAACGGATATGTTGCTCCCGGAGCCTGGAACAGTGCAGACCGTTTTGGCGATGTAGAGGCTATGATGAGAAACATTGAAGAAGTAGGCTATTACCTCTATTCGTTGCCTGTAAACCAACAAGCACAAACGGAAAGAGAGGCTAGAAAAGCCCCCCTCATCCAAATTGCTATCAAGGAAGCGGGTGCTATCCACTCGTCTAATGTGATGGTGTACATTAACGCCTAGGAGAAATAAAATGGCACAAAGTTTATCTTTAACTGGAAATGACACCTTGAAACTGCGGGACCGTGTATTTGCGGATTTTGCAGATGGCGATTATGCTGCTTTAACGTTTCCGAACGATATTGCGGCCTTGAAAACTGGCAAAGATGGAAATACCATTTATGCCTTGAACGAAACCGGACGTCAAGCGGAGTTAGTAATTCGTGTTCTGCGTGGCTCCAGTGATGATAAGTTCTTACAAAACCTTTTAGCGGCGCAAAGAAACGATTTTTCCGGATTTGTAACGCTAGAAGGCGAACTTGTAAAAAGAGTAGGTGACGGTCAAGGTAATATCACTACGGATACGTATTTGGTAACTGGTGGTGTATTTACTAAGAACGTTGAAGTAAAATCTAACGCCGAAGGGGATACGGAGCAAAGTGTTGCTGTTTACACTATTCAATTCGGCAATAACAGCCGTACTTTAGGCTAATAACAGTAGAGGGACACTATGACAGATATTGGGAACCAAAAAAAAGTGTCCCTTCCCAGTGGGGCCGAGTTAGAAATTACCTTGGCCCCCTTTATGGAAGGGGAACGACTTTTTTCAGCCACAGCGGAGTGCTTGAAATCCGTAAAGATTGATGGCAATATGGACGTTGAAAATTTTGCGTCTAACATAAACAGTATGAAGGATGCCTTTTTGAGTTGTCTTACGAGTTTTGATATGAAAGAGGCAA